TTTCCCAGTCACGATAAAGCTCTGATTATTAGATATCTGCGCCGGTAAGCGGCCATGAAAGGGTCCCTTGGGACCAGTCTCCGTACGCCTGTGCGTGTGTGAGAGACGTTTTACCTGAGGTTTGAGTGGTCATGTTCTTGACGTGTCTGATGGATAAAACAGCGTTGTCGATGTTGAAGGTTGTGTCGGTTGCATCAGCTACTGGCATGTGGAAGTAGACTCTTGACGTGGTTCCGAATTCGCCGTCAAGTTTGATTCGCTGGCAGGCCCTTACACCTTTGGTGTCTTGTAATTCTGTTGTGTTCCAGGCGTTGGTGATTGAAGATCCATCTGGTTTGAGCATTCCTACGTCTGAAGCGTCTGCGATGGTTCCAGAAGCCGCATTGGAGTATGAGAAGTCGGCGTATCCTGCTGAGTAGTTGTTGATTCCGTATCGTGTTTCGTTTGCTAGAGTGCAGTGTTGAAGAGACCATGTAGGTACTTTCTGTGTAGTTGGGCCATCTAAGCCGGTTCCTACGCAATGGAAGCAGATTTCAAAAACCTGTTTAAGGGCTGAGTCTGGGAAGGTGATGCAGAATGATACGTAGGCGTTAGCCGTCGACGTTGGTCGGTACCATCCTACGTAAACAGCACAGTTGATATTATTTTTGGGTGACTTGTAGAAGGGAGAAGCAAGGGTTACCCATGTTGTTTGTGCTGTTGAAGCTACTGGTGCTGATTGAAAACTGAGTTGGTTTAGATAAGGGAAGTAGTAGCTGTCTTGTAGGATGTTGTTTCCAAGGACGCTGTAGAGTTTTGGTTTGCGTAGTTTAATTGTGTAGGAAATCCATACTTCTCCGATCATTTCTCCGTCTGTAGGCATGCCGTCTGTTGCTATTACCAAGTAACCCATGTCGTAGTTCTTGCGATCTTCGCCAACTGGGACTGCACCATTTCTGATGTATTTTCCTGATGAGCCTGAGTTTTTGCTTGGATCGCATTCGAAACCACAGACGATGTCTTTAGTTGGTTTAGCGGAGACAGCATTGGTTTTGCCGAGGAGCGTGAATTTGTCTTCTGGCATTGTAGCTGCAGTGTTGTATTCAGGATACATTGAGACTGTACCTAGAGATCCAGAAGCGGTTGTATTGCTCATCTTGGAGACATAGGAGAGTGCTAATTGGAGGACTTCGTATTCCTCGTAGTTAGCAGCAATTTGGGAGAGAAAGGGAAATGTCTCGAAGAGTGTTGGTTGGATCGTAAAGTAGGTTAAGTCGAAGTTGGTTGTTCCTGTTAAGTTTCCTAGAAATTCTGAGTCCGAAAGAATGATTGTTCCGACGTCATCTCCCCCTGCACCAGCGAATTGGGGGACGCTGTTTTCTGATTGTCCAGGGAATAGGTTGTTGTAGTAAGCACCTTGGCCTACCACCGGTCCAATAATGCCTGCTGCCATTTGAGCTTGGGGTCCGAGCATGCCACTACTTGCCGCTGCTAGTCCTACTTTCCCTGCGCCTCTCAGAAACTTTTTGAAGCTGTAGGCCCCAGCGCCTTGTGTGTATGCTCCTCTGCCTCTGTATTTGATTTTCTCCGCGAGTTCCTTGAGTTGGTCTGGGTTGTTGGTCAGTGCTAAACTGATCCGGTTGGTGGTGTCGGCGTACTGCTCGGCCCTCCTCTCCTGCGCTAAAAATCGACGAATGGCGCCATAAGCAGCATACGAGCCGGAAGCATAGCGCTTGCGCCTGCCCCATCTTCTTCTTTTGTAACCGTAAGCCATGATTAATGATGAAATGTGGTTGTAGTACTGTCGTGTACCGTTCTGGGTGGTGGCACGGTGCTGGGTGCGAAGAATTGGGTTTGTGGTCATATTATGCCGGTGGTTAAGACTTCTAGCAAACGTAAATTTGAAATTCCTGTTGAGGAGGTGAAATGCGATATCGCGCCTCATATGGAAGAAGAGGATATCGGAGAAGAAGATTGCGGAGATCTTATAGAAGAGTTCGAGGCCGTTATGCAAGAGGTCAAAGATTTGGTCGCAGAGCTAGCTATCGCTTTTCAAGAAGATCCTTTCGGCGCGGCGGAGTGTATGCGGCTAGAAAAATCCGCGCTCTGCGCGCGTTCGCATATAGAAGGGCTCGTCGCGCTAATGCGAGCGGGTTTCGAAGGGGGGTTGAATGGGGGAAGAAAGAGTTGTTGAAAGAGCAATCTTCTGGGGTGTATGGTCCTGCGCGACCAACTGCTGACGATGTTGATATGGATGTTGCTGATGCACCTGCTGCTACAAATGCTCCGGAGGACATAGAGGCAAATCCTAGGAAACGTGTTTATGCTACTGCGATGCAGGTATGAAAGTGTGTTTGGATTTTGTTGAGTAATTAGGTTAGGGACGAACCCTTGCCATCGAGTACAACAGTCCAGGAATTACAGATAGTCCGTACGCCGATGATGGCTACTCGTGAGGTTGTTGAGCCTGTGGTGTCGTCGGGAAATTTTTTTGGTGAGTATCAAGAGTATAAGGATGATAGTAGTTCGTTTAGTTCTCCAGCGACTCCTAAAATTGGTAATGGTAGATATTGGATGGTTGGTTCATGGGCTACTGGTGGTGCTAGAAGGACTGGTGTTGAGTTGAGTGGAAATGAGGAGGATGATGATTTTGAAGGGAGAGTGTGGTCGAGTGCACCTTATGCACCGAAGGAATATTTTGAAGCTGAGCATTATGATGCTGAATATGGTTTATGGGTTGGTAGTGTTTCTTGTGTACCTTGTCGTGGTGGTTTGAAGAAGACTGCTGTAGCTTGGAAGGAAGATTATCAACCTGTGGAAATCTTGTTGGAGGGCGTTGATTGTTACATTTATATGATTCAAGCCTTTCGTGCTCATGGTCTTGATTTTGTAAAAGCTATGAAGCAGGACCCGGAGTCTTGTTTTGATCAGATCGCTGATTTGTTTTTTGATGAAGTTAGATGTCCGGAGAGGTTTGGTGGTGCTTATACTAGTGCATTTAGAGGTACCAATTTGGGTAATACTGAGGCTAGACCGTCGGAGTTGAAGTTCGTGGGTGCTAGGTTCAACTTGATTGATGGTGAGCATCCTGATCGTCAGGTTATGAATTTGGATAGGCTTGTTGAGATGTTTTCTGCGATGGCAACGATTAGGTGTAGAAAGAATAAGAATGGTTATTATGATGTATTTATGATCCCTAGTGAGGATGAAAATGTGTTTTTGCGTCGTTATATTCATGCTGTTGCTACTTGGCATACTAAGTTGTTTGGTAATCCGAATATAGTTCCTCCAGGTGCTCCTGGGTATGGAGGTGTAGTGAGTCGTAGTAGTAGTCGTGTGAAAGTGTATGAATATTTTAATTAAAAAGTGAGTCGAACAATGTCCAGTCTAAATCAGCTAATAATTCTGTGTCATCACTTCTTGTGCTTCCGCTATCCGAACAGGAGGTATCATATCTCCATGTGGGACTAGAAGTTCTTGAGAGCCGGGGGGGTTTAAGATCCAGGGGAATTGAGGAGTCATGTGTATCTCCTGTGTAATTCTCCGTTTCAATTGTTGTTTGTTTTCGTCGTTTACCCATTGCAAGGTGTCTTGGTTGAGCATCTCCGTTAAACTGAATGGTGATGTTACAATTATCCTCTTGGACAGGAATTGGCAGTTTCCATGTTTCGTTTCCACACTGAATGGATATCTGTCGAAAAGTCCGAGGATATAATGGAATGGCATCTCTTTTGTTGGCCGGAAGTCGTCGATGATCACTTCGTCCTGGCCAGTGTACCCGCACCACCACTTCGTCGTCGGGTTCTTGTAGTATGCGTTCTTCGTGTTCTCCCAGGCGAATCGGGATTTCCCGCTCCCTGTGGGTCCGTATATCCAGATGACTTCTGTCTTGAAATCTCTTTGTTTTTGGAGGATATCTTGTAGTTTGTGGAGTCCACTGAAGTACTTCACATAGGTCTCCGACGAATGTTCCGCAATGGCACTCATGGACAACCCGCTCTTTAGCATATTTACTGCTGCTGTTAGGTCGTTCCTCTTACCCTGGTTTTCTGGCGGGTTGCCAAATTCGAAGTAGCTTTGAGGCGTCCATTCTGATTCTGGTTTGTTGTTTTGCTTTTCTGCGGTTAATCCTTTGCAGTAGTTTATCATTGATTTGGTGTTGTCGTTGAAGCATTCTTGAACCGCGAAGTGTAGTGGAGCTTCGTGATTGAGCTTTGCCACGACATTTGACTTGGTGTTCGAATTCGATGTTAAAAGGAATCCTTGGAGATGTGGTGTTCCTGTTGTTGGACATGTTTCTTCGCCGATGATTGCGTATCGGCCCCAGCCAGTTCCAATGATGGTTTCAATATGAGCTTTGAGTAATTCTAGTTGAGCAGTGTAGTTATAAACCACGAACATCCATCGTCTTGACTTTAGAGTTGTCATCTTGTGAATAATGAGAGATGGATTGAAATATAGCACCGTGCCCCAGATATCGTGACTGGGA